TCCTATTTTCTTTGCGAGTATATGAATGGGTTCTTGTATATCGTAATCACCTGATTCTGCATACAAAGCGATATCTTCGAGGCTATCGATTGATTCGAGCATATATTTTTGAGCTACGTGCACGTCAACGTACATGTGTCTCTGCGCCAGATTGAATTTTGATATGAAATGCATGAATACGGTGGGATTCACACCGGAATACACGTGCGCTTCACGTTTGAGATCCATGAATGGATCTTCTTCTGGCTCTTCTTTAAAGGCGAGTTTTGATGCGAGGACTATACCCACACCCAATAAAATGAATGCCATATCTGTAATTACACGTTATTTTTTATTTGGGTACAATACATTCACGGATTTTGTATTGAGTGCATACACTCGACCCTTCTTACGACACTCCTGACACTCCTGAAATATCTTTCCCTTTTCTATTCGAAAAGATGTATACTTTTCGTGATGTGTCTTTGCTATTTCACAATAATTTGACGTCGTCGTCACTATGTATTTTTGACGTTCCTTTGAAATTTTAATCACCGTGACTTTATCGTGTGTGGGCATACACGAACGAATATATCTTTCAACGTGGCCTTTCGCATCCACGTAGTCTATGTCAGTTTTTTCCTTCTTATCCGTTTTTATATCTGGGCACTGTTTTATCTCTTCCTTTTGTGGGTATAACTTTTCGACGATTTGTGGTTTGAGTACGTGTCGTCGACCACAAAAATCCTTACAAAAGCCATCTCGTCTGTCTCGAAGCGTTTCACACCGACAAAAGCATTTCTGTGTGATCTTGTCACCACTTATGTAAAACCATACATGATTCGAACCGTGTGAACGTTTGAGATTTTCACAATACTTTGACGTCGTCGACGCGAGATATTGATTCTTAAATTTGAATAGTTTCGTGATGTGTGCCTCCCCTTGACCTTCAAGATTCGCACGAACAAAGTCTTCGAGAAGCATTTTTGTCTCTTCATCGTCTAGTTCATCTTTGGTTTGAACATCGGTAAACGCCCCTTCCTTGATGGCTCGAGTCGGACTCTCAACGTGTACGAACTCTTGATTTTCTGTTCGAACAGCCGCCATGGCTAAGATAGTCTTGTCTGGTGTTTGATCTACACGTAGGAGCGTACTGAGAGGTCCAGTTTTATACACGAATACCGGTAAATATGCAACCTGTGTGACTTTACCGGTATTGTGACAGTCACCACATCCCTTCCCTTGACACGCGTCGTGTTTTCCCTTTTTGTGTGACCACGGCATGCGAAACCCACTCCCCTTTGAACGACGTTGTATGTCTCCGTACACGGAAGAATCTATAATTTCATTCCAATCGATCGACTTCTTTGCGGCGTACAACGCCACGAGAATGTGTTCTCGGAGTGCCACGGCTGAAGCCTGGTTCACGACGAACCCAGGCCAATTTAAATGAATACCCGTTTTCGTAAGATTTCCAACCTTTTTCGGTGGTGATACGGAAACGAGACACTCTTTTCCACCATGACGCTTGACTTTATCACAAATCACCTTGCAAATGTCTTGAATTTCTTCGATATTCAAAGAATCGTTATTTTTGTAGTCGATGTCGACAAAAAAGTTATAGGTCGGCGTCTTTTGTTCGACGACAAATACCTTTTCTCCACTACGAACACATTCCACGTATTTCGTGTAAAACTCATCCAATTTATCAAATGGCACGGAGAGGACCCCACCGTCCATGAGCACATGTGATAACTGGTTTCCGTGAGCAAACCCCTGTTGCGAACACCATCGTTTAAACATACTTACTTACCCTGCGCGTCTATTTTTTAATACCTACTCACAGCTGTCACAAATGACAGGTCTGCCAATTCGACACTCGACGCCAGTTCCTTTTTCATGACTAAAAGTTCACAGACTTTCATGTCTTTAATTTCTTCAATCTTCTCATCCGCTTCTTCACATGTGTGGGCTCTATTATCGATGAGAAGGTCTTTAATTTGCTTGAGAATGTATGACTTGGATTTCATCACTACTTAATAGAAAATGTTTTTCTATTCATGCTTGAAACACACGCGTAAAATTCCGGGTTTTTTATGACGTTATCGACGATCCGACCCCAACGCTTACGAACATTGAATTCTTCGAGAGTATCAAAACTCATGTAATCGTTCTCGTCGAACGTCTTTTTTATGGGTTGTTTGTTTATTTTTTTCAATTGCGTCTTTTGCTTTTCATCGTAAAATTTCTTAATGAGACTGTACTGATCGTTTCTTGAGTAATCAACGAATATTACAAACACATTATATATAAGTTCCGTCGTCGCGTTTTCTTTGACTGTAAATTTAAAGTCGGTATATTCTCCCTTTTTGAGTGCCACCACTCCTCTCGTTTCTTCTTCGAGTTCTCTGAGAGCACATCGAAGGGGATTGAAAATTTCTCGCCGGCGACACCCGCCTGTGACAAATATCCAATCCTTGAAGCGACGATCTCTGACTGTTAAAAACCGGGGTTTTCCTTCAGCGAACGTCACTGGGATCGCTATTGCTTTGTATTTTTTCATTGCTCATTAGCAAGTTACAATGAATGGATATGTTTATTTCGCCGACAAATCGCCCAATTCTTCCGTCTTATTCGCAGTTTCAACCTTGACGTCTTCTTCATCGTCCCCGGGTTCGTCTTCGTAATAAGACAAAGCATTGATGTATTGGGCCATTTGTCCGGAGTGCGCCTTTACTTCCGAAATCTCATTCTTCGCATTTTTGAGTTCTCTATAAATGTATAGAGTTCCCAACACACACACGGCGACTGCCACGAGAAGCATGGTTTCTCGATCATATGAAAACATTGTTCTAATAATATGTCGTCTCAGTTTTTTAAGCACCTACAATCGCACCCATTTTTACTCTGTTGGACGGTGTGCATTCGTATGCAGCCTGTCCAAATTGTACGGCATTGTAGTGCGGATCTTCACATTCCTTCCCGGTTTTCGCCGGTGCTTGCTTAGCATCCACATATTTTTCCAGTGTCCTGGATTTTGGATCGTAAGTGAGCACAAAAACGATTGCTAAAAGAGCTACAACAGTCCAAAGCATATTTATACTATTACCTGTGATTTAATTCGAATACATGAGGCCGCCCATACCATTCTCAACGCGAAGGACATTGTAGTTGACGGCGTAAATCTTGTCCAAAGAGTTGTTTTCGGTGCTGACGATTCTCGCAGAGTCGAGGCGGGAGAAGTTCAAAGAACCGGTCGGCTGAAGCTTGGAGGTTTCGAGGCAGAACGGATAGATGAAGAGCGACGACTTCTTGTCACCCGTAGAGAACGGCACGTGGTAGTACGAAGACACCGCCGAATAGTTCGGAGACGCAAACTTGAAATCAGTCACGTCAGTCCCATTGATTTGCAACTTGACCTTGTTCGTCGCCGTCATCAAACCACTCGCTTGTGTGTTACTCGCGAGGAACTTGATCGGGTGGTTGAAGTTGAGTTCTTGGATCTTGGCCTGAGAAGCGACCGCGTTTTGGACTTGCGTGATCAAGATGTTTTGTGGCTTGTTCGCGAAGACCGCACGTTCGTCGGTATCGAGGTAGGCGTAGTTCGCGTAGCATTCCCACTTGTGGATCGCGGCTTGCGGCCCCCACGTAATACGGAGTTCAACATCGTGATATTGAAGCGAGATGAGCGGCAAAGCGGATTGCCAGTTCTCGCAGAAGAAGAAACGAAGCGGGTAGAATTGTTCATTCGCACCACCTCTGTAGAGACCACCGGCAACCGACTTCGACAGGTTCGTCGCGAGGAGTTCAGGGGCGATGTGTGTCGAGAACGTAGAATCTTGTTCGTCGATCACTTGTCCGCCAATGAGAAGCTCAACCTTGGAAATAGCCGTGCTCCAATCGGGGACGGTGTTCGCTTGCGTGCCATCACCCTTGATCGGCATGAAATACACGTAGTTAAGCAAGTCACCCTTGCGCTCGAAGCGCACGGTAGACATACCATTGTTCGACACGTTACCCTGGATGACTTGACGTTCGGTCGTTTGAGAAAAATTCGTGTGACGACGGTAAGTGGAGCGGAAGAAAGAGACCTCAGGTTGACCTACAAGATGCGCATCTTGGGCACCCACAGCCACGAGCTGAGCAATTCCACCAGACATTTTATACTATATTAGTATTTTATTTTTTTAAGCTCGGCCTCGAGATGCTCTATCTTCTGTATAGCTTTCTGGAGGGCTCCATACATCGATGCATATATTTGATCCGGGTTGAGAAATTTGAGATCGACGATGCCGTATTTCTCATGCATCGTTTCGATAGATTTAGGCATAACTTCTTCGACCTCCTGAGCAATCCACCCGAGGACGTTTTTATCCTTTTGATGTTCGCTAAATTCAACGATTCCATCACGCCACGTGAATCGGCGAAGTGGTATGTTCTTGATGGTTTCGTAACATCTATCGAGGTCGGCGTCAGTAATGTTCTCCTTAAGGCGTCTGTCTGAGGTTGACGACCAGCTCCCACCACCGCTTTTTGCCGCAGTTCCGATGACTTCGAGATCGAACGTCGGTGACGATGTTTTAATACCGACACGCCCACTCGTCACGAGTGCATTTCCTGTATTTGTGAGTTGCACGGTCGTCGATGCCGTGTTGCCAGTCGTGGTGATTTGTTGAAGTGTATAACTCGGTGTGATGGATACCGTCCCGAGTGTAATTTTACTCGCGAGCACATTTCCACGCACCGTGAGTACATTGGATCCTGTGTCTTGAATGACAACATTCGCACCCACATCGAGCGTGTGAATGGGTGACGTGTTAGAAATACCATAATTCGAAATCACGGAATTGAAACCGGTTTGCGTGTTTGAAAATGTAATTTGATTTGTAAAGTTACCCCCAATATTCGATAAGAACCCGGCGTCCCCGAAATAGGCAGCAGCCGTGATGGCACCTGGTGTCGACAGATTACCACCACCATTGAAATTCATGGTCGTCACGTCGATGAGTTCTCCCTCGGGTGTGTACGCGACGATGTTCGATACAGCCGTCGCGGCTCTGACGGGTCGTATGAATGTCGCATTCGGTCTCGTGGTATTGAGTGCGGTGGTTCTCGCGTTGAGGACGATCGTGTCATTGTGTTGATTCGTTTGTCCAGCCTTAAAACCGATGGCGACCGCCGTTTGTCCTTGCTGGATTTCACCGGCTTGGTAACCAATGGCCACTGAATTTGTTTGTTGTCCCTGGTAGGCGCTCAGGTAACCGAGTGCGACTGTTGTATTATTTTGCGAGTATCGACCGGCTCTGTAACCCACGGCGACGCCGTATGGTTGTTGATTGTCTTCCCCGGAACCTTCACCGATGGACACGAAAAATGGCCCTTGACGAATATTCCCCTCGATGCGTACATCACCGTTTACATACAATGTCTTGTTGGCAAACGGTGCATTCGTACCTATACCAACACTTCCCGTGATTACCGTGTTACCATTCACATTCGCCGTGGTCGCGGTCAGGCCCGTCGTGAGTAGCTTATTCGTACCACCCGTACACGTGAATCCATCCGCGAGGAACTTATTCGTACCACCCGCTTTATCGAGAACGAGACCGTCACCTGACGTGTATCTAATACGCGCGCTTCCTATTTGTAAGGCGCCCGTCAATTGCATCTGTTCAGATGGATTCGTTGTACCCACACCCACGAATCCAGAATTTTTAATTGTGATGACGGGTGAATTTGCAACTCTAGATGCACCGGTTGATTTCGTGTCAAAGACAATTTCACCCGCACGAAGGCGAATGCGATCCTTGGTATCGTTCCCCTTGAACAATAAGAGTTCCGATGCCGTATTCGCTTCATCGAACACTCGATTCTCAATCACAGTATTTGCGTAGCCATTATCCCCGAGTGTACCACCGAATAGAATGGACTTGGGTCCGACCGTACTGTCACTTTGTCCAACGTATACATTACCACTCACGTTGAAATCACCGGTTTCGTTAATTCTAAACTTTTCACTGTTATTAATTCTAAACACGTGATTATATCCAGTGGGTACATTGTATCGCAATTCGTTCGGTAGTTGAGACACACTAAAGTTTACAGAATCAGCTCCCGCGTTGTACAAACGAATCTTCTCACCGGCAGAATTCTTAAAACTCAAAATACCAGTCGTACCGACTTCAACACTTCCATTCACCGCGAGACGGTTCGTATCTGGTTGTGTACCAATACCCACGTTACCGTTGATGAACGTGTTACCACCTCGCTTCACTTCAAATCTATTGGTAATGACGTCAGGATTTTGTCCGGTTGAGTTGACGTCTCGAATCACGAAACCCGCGTCGTTGACATCGTCGTGAAAATCGAGTGCCATTTTAATCGCATCCGTCGTACCTATTTGACGAAGGTAGGCCCAATCATTTTCCGATCCACCGTGACCGAATGAAATGTATGTGTTTGAATAGTTCGCGGTGTCAACCCCGGAGACGTTCAAAAGTGCAGGACTCGCGTCGAGATGCACGTGTCCACGGATCCGCGCATCACCGACGACATCGAGTTCGTACCCGGTCGTCGGTTGCGTCGTACCTATACCGAGTTGACCGGCGGATGTCATGACCATCATGGGTGTCGCACCACCGAGACTGAGTTCGGCATCGGAATGTGATCCACCTCTGTACCACGCAAAATTCCCTTGCGTTCTAAAGTATTGTGTGTTCGTCTGCACACCGAGACCGTAGCCGCTTCCAGCCAAGTTAATCTTTTGGCGCAACGACGCCGGGAGCGTGACGTCCGTCAATACTTTCATGTCACCACCGACATCGAGATTTGCCGTGGGTTGTGTCACACCGATACCCACAAAGTTGGTGGTATTCTTATTGAGAATCGTGACCGCCGGTACGCCGTTTGTGTTTTCATTTGAACCAACGATGAACTGTAACGCCCCGCGATCTTTATTCGGACTTCCGACGATTTCTTCGTGACAATACGACCGAATCTTGGAAAATGCATATTCCCGATTTTTATAGTTTGGTGTCAACGTCATCTCAACGTTATTTAATTCGGATTGTGTACTCGCGTACGCACGCTTAATCTTGAGTGCGCGTGTTAAACTTCCCTGTGCCGATGGTCCGGAGACAATGATGAGTCTTGAATCAGCGTCGGTCGTTCCGATACCCACGTTCGACGTCGCGAGATTAATCGTCATGATATTAGATTCTGTACCATCCGTGAATGCGTTCCCGAAATACATCTTTTCGCTATTCACCTGAATGTATGCATTTTGGTTGTTATTCGTGTCGATAAAACGGAACGTGGGGTGTTCGTCTTGAATTCGAACATCACCGTTTACATGTAATTGACTTTGTGGTGTCGCGGTGTTAATACCAACTTGTGCATTCTGATCAATCACCATAGACACTGAACCATTTTGACCGGGATTAAGTGCGGCATCGTTGTGTGATCCACCTTTGAACCACACGAAACCGTGTGGTGAACGATAGTATTGATTATCTGATTGTACACCGATACCGAATGTATTCGAGTATAAATCGATATTTTGTCTCGTGACACTCCCAAACGTCACGCGTCCATTGACGAAGACGTTTCCATCTACATCGAGTTCTTGTTGAGGCACGAGTGTGCCGACACCCACCTTCCCATTCTTCGGAAGAAGTAGGAGGTTAATATTGTCGGTACTAAAATTGTTTGAACCTTGAATGAATATAGAGCCATTTGGTCCGACGGATTGGTCGATCCCCATCCGTGCAGAGAGACCACCGTCCTCACTCGTGATGTGAAATTGGGAATATTCTACGTACGATGGATCACCAGTCACGGCCACACCTTTATTTCCATTGACACCAATGCGACCGGTCGCCGTGATGACATTACTCGTCACGAGATTTGAGAGTATCTGACCGTATGAATGAATGACTGGTTGATAATGATAGTTTGGATCAATCACAAACTCCTTTTCTTCAAAGATTTCAATGATGGGTCGATTGTAATATTGTGGTGTTTTTGGTGTTCCTACGACACCGATCGGTGTCGCGTCTTCATCCCAGATGATAATAGAACACCCCGCGATATCACCACTCACGACACCTTGGACGTTGTATATCTTGATGAAACCTGGTGGTACTTGAGACACCACATCGAATTCGACGTAGTCATCCGCCGTGCCATCGGTTTGAACAATCGTAGATAAATTTCCGTCGTACGCATTCGACGATGCTTGATAATACGCACTTCCCGGTAAATTTGATTGTCGAGACGCCGAAATCGTCATTTTACGCCCACCGATGTCGAAAATTTCAATTTCACGGAAATGAATCTTCGTGCTTTGATTATCCGCCCGATCGATGCGAACCGTCCACGTGTGCACGTCATTGTGTACATCGAGACGTGCGTGTGGTGTATCTATACCTATACCGACATTTGACGTCGTCGCCAAAGATGTCGTGATGTTTGAAAACTTCATGGAACGCGTGGTCACATTTCCCGAAAGAGATTCACTGATTTGTTGAAACGTGATATTCGACAGCGTACTCGCGTCACCGAAATAGTAGTCACTCGTAACATTCCCGTAGACGTGTACATTTATGCTATTCGATGTGTCTGGGATAATATCCTTTGCGACAATTTCTGAACGTGTAAAACCAATCGCGTATTCTTCATTACCTATACCACTTTGATCGGGGGTTCTATAGATTGCCATCACATTTGACTTTACACCATTCCTGTCAGTGATGAGATATGAACCGAGATCGTATCCCAAATTACCTGGGTTTTGTTCACCGTACCCAATCAAGGGATTACTGACGACGGTGATGGTTGCATAAATTAATTCAGTATCACCAAGCGTCGTGACATTACCGACAATCGTCGTGTTCCCGCTGACGAATAAGTTACCACGGATAACCATTTTCGACTCACCGGTATCATCGATGAACACATTGGATCCAACATCTAGCGTGTGGATTGGAGCTGTGTTTACTATGCCGACGTTTGATGTCGTGACAAACGCCGTCTCTGTGTTGCTAAAAATCAGTTTTGAAGGCACGAACGCCGACGTCGTAGCAATTTGATTGAAGCTTAAGTTTGAGAGTAAACCACCGTCTCCCAAATAAACCGAAGCCTCAACGAATTGGGTACCTCTCTCCTTTACCTGATGACTCTTTGTGTTGTAAGACATCACAACATTCTGAGCCACATTCGGAGTCGTCTCCTCCACCTTCCTGAGATACACATTCGTAAAAACGCCCGTGTTCCCGATGTTCGGCATTGTTACTTTAAATAAGGATTATAATTTGGGGTGTACCTTAATGTATTTGACTATGTAAATATCATAAGATACAGGTCTTACTTTTTCATGAGTTCGGCCACTTGTGCTTCAAGGCGTTCTTTATCATCGATGAGCTTCTGGATCGTACCGAACATGGCGGCGTATATTTGATCCGCGTTTAAGAATTTCACGTTTTCGAGTCCATACTTTTCATGCACGGTGGTCACTGATTTTGGAAGAACTTCTTCAACCTCTTGGGCAATCCAACCAATCACGTTTTTATCTGTGATGCCTTCGACATCGTCGCGCCATGTGAAACGTCTGAGTTTAAGATTCTTAATGGTATCGTAGCACGTATCAAGATTTGCGTCTTGAATATTTTCTTTAAGTCGTGCGTCTGATGTCGAGGTCCACGTACCACCACCCGTTTTCGCAGCTGTGCCGTTGACTTCGAGTGTGTAAGCGGGTGCCGATGTCGCGATACCAACGTTCGATGTCGTCACGAGTGATGTGTCGGCGTTATTAAACTCGATGGTGCGAGACGTCGTATTTCCAGTGGTAGAAATTTGTTGGAATGTGTACGTTGGTGTGATCGACACATCCCCGAGTGTAATTTTACTCGCGAGTATATTCCCTGAAATCACAAGCGCGTTCGATCCCACATCGTCTATGTATACATTTGATCCGATACTGAGAGTGTGGTCTGGGGAAGTGTTCGCAATACCAGCTGGACCCGTGGTAATGAGACTGAGTGTATCGTTTTCAATAGAAATTGTCTGGGTCGTGACATTCCCGTTCGTGACGATCTGTTCCAAATTAGATGCGATGTTCGAGAGGAAGTACCCATCACCGATGAATCGCGTCGCGTACACGTTACCAATCGCGTGGATTACGTTAGACCCCGTGTCATCGACGTATACATTTGAACCGATACTCAGTGTATGATCTGGGGCGATATTCGCGACACCAACCGGACCCGTGGTGATGAGACCGAGTGTGTCATTTTCAATAGAAATTGTTTGGGTCGTGACATTCCCGTTCGTGACGATCTGTTCCAAATTGGATGCGATATTCGAGAGGAAGTACCCATCACCGATGAACCGTGTGGCGTATACATTACCTATGGCGTGGATTACATTAGACCCCGTGTCATCGACGTATACATTCGATCCAATACCAATGGTGTGTTCGGGTGCCGTATTTGCGATACCGACGTTTCCACTCGCGACGAAACTCAACGCGTTCGTGAATTCAATCGTATTTGCGGTCACGTTCCCATACTGCGTGACTTGTTGAAGTGTGATATTTGAGAGACCGTGTGCGTTCCCGTAATAGGTTCCAAATTCACTCACGGTGATGTTGTTTTGAACGAGTAGATTCCCTTGAAGGTCAATCAAAAGATTCCTACCCGGGTATTGATAATATAAAATGTGATCATCCGTAAATGTATTTTGTGTATACCCAATCGCAAATCTGTGATCGACGGCGTGGTGAATCAAGGCGATGTTCGCGTAATCACCCGCTTCGTGTTGATGTTCAATCATGAAACCACTATCCAAACCGGTCACGCTATTATTTGCGCCGACACCAAAGATTCTATCTTCGATGGTCACGGATGTTGAAGAAATAATAGTTGTATTACCACCGAGCGTAATGTTACCCAAGAACTCCGCTTCACTCGCGGAAATAACATACTTCCCTTCGGGTGTGACGAATACGGGTGAATGTATAAAGGTACCATCCGTGTCCACCATCGGGAGGTATTTGTTCGTCGAATCCGCGAGACCGAGTACTGAAATGTTGGAACCAACCTCCAAATTAGCCGTCGTGACGAGACCCGTCGTCACGTTCGTAAATTGAATGGTGTTTGAAGTCGTATTGCCGGTATTTGTGACTTGCTCGAGCGTTTGAAGTTTAGTCAACAAATTCGAAGGAACAATCTTCCGAAGGTTATTGTTCGCCGTATTCACGTACACGTACGGTGAAGTTGTGGTTTCGATCGGTGCGTTTGGAATGTCATTGGAACGACCAACACCCGTCACGAAAATGACACCGTTGGTTTCATGTGCTTTGATACAAATACCAACGTTTTGAATTTGATCACCGAGTCCATATGGTTTCGTATTCATGACCAGACCCGCACCTACATTACTCACGTATACGGTATCACCTTCACCATATCCGAGTGTATTTATACCTTGTACTTTACCGTACGCCACCGCGACCCCTTCATCACCTGGAAGGACGTTTTCATGAATGAGACCGATCGCGGGCATCGTGGTGGTTGAATCGGACTTCGCCAAAGCCACGTTAGCTACGTTATTGTTAAACGAATCGACGATGTACACAGTATTCCCTTTATAGAGTGTCGTTCCGGTGTTGTTATGCACCTTGATGAAATTATGAATATTGAAATCATTGACCCAATTCGAACCATCGTACACGAGACTGTGATCGGCTTCGAGACTCGTAATGGTAACGTTCGATAATTGATCGAGCTTCACGTGTACATTTGACACAAGATCTGTCGTGAACGCCGTGGTTGGGTTCGTAAATTGAATCGTATTCGAGGTCGTGTTACCCTTATCCGACACGACTTGCAGCGTCACATTCGCGAGATGCCCACCATCTCCGTAGTAGCGTGCGGCGTGGACATTTCCTACGACCACGGCATTTGATGATACATACACATTACCCGTCACATCGAGTCCCTTTGATACGTACGCGTTACCAGTCACATTGAGTTCTTTGGTTACGTTTACGTTTCCGGTCACGTTCACGTGACTTTTCGCGATGACGTTTCCAGTGACTTGTGCGTTTTTCTGAATGAATGTATTGCCACTCACATTGAGATCATTCGTGACGTCTACATCTGTCGTCGCGTATGTATTACCTGTCACGATGATATCCGCCAAGGCGTAAATATTACCCGTAATGTTCAAGTCTCTAGCCACATCGATATTACTCGATGCGTACACATTCCCACTCACATTGAGTTCTGAAGAAATATCCGTATTGCCACTCACGATGATGTTGGACAGCACATAGGCGTTTCCAGCGACATTGAGTTCCGACGAAATATCCACATTACCAGTGATGACGGCATTTGATAGTATGTACGCATTCCCACTCACATTCAATTCTGATGAAATATCTGTATTGCCGGTGATGACGGCGTTTGAGAGTATGTAGGCATTTCCAGCCACGTTCAATTCTGAGGAAATGTCGGTATTGCCGGTGATGACAGCGTTCGAAGAAACGAACACGTTTCCACTCACATTCAACTCTGATGAAATATCCGTATTGCCACTCACGATGATATTGGACCCAATGAATACGTTTCCATCAACATTGAGCTCGGAATGGACATCCGTGTTACCACTGACTATGACATTTGAGAGCACATAGGCATTCCCACTCACATTAAGTTCCGACGAGATATCAGTGTTTCCAGTGATCACGGCGTTTGAGAGCACGTAGACGTTTCCGGAGACGTTGAGTTCCGATGAGATATCAGTGTTTCCGGTAATCACGGCGTTCGAAGATACGAAGACGTTTCCAGCCACGTTAAGTTCCGATGAGATATCAGTGTTTCCAGTGATGACCGCATTCGATTGAATGAATGTATTTCCAACGACAGTCAAATCATTCGAGGTCGTGATGTTTCCGAGAACCACGACGTTGCCGAGTGTGTTTGAGTCTTTCGTGACTATTAAGTTGTTGGATGTTGTAATGTTTCCAGTGACTTGTAAATTGCTCGACGTCGTGATATTCGAAAGAACAACGACGTTTCCCGTGACATTCAGTTCTGACTGAATGTCGGTATTCCCAGTGACGACCACATTAGACGACACAAACGCATTTCCGGTGACATTGAGATCGTAACCCACGTCGACATTTGCCACGGCTGTGATATTATTTGAACTCGTGAGATTTTGAACGACCACGAAATCATTCGAAAACGTGACGTTGCCACCCACCGTGAGATCACCACTGATATAGGCGTTACCCGTCACACCGAGCACGTTGGATGTACCACTGTCTTGTACATACAAATTCGAACCGACGTCGAGCGTGTGCGTCGGAATATCTTGAAGAATACCAAATTTCGATGCATCGTAAATAGCGATGGCATTTGTTTCATCATACGTCGTCAGAGAAAACACGGTGTTAATGTAGGTTATCGTGTAATTACTAATTACAAACCCAAATCCAAAGTTATCGTTAATAACAATCACATCACCCCGAATGATTTCTTCGGTGATAGTTATGGGACCTGGACTCAGATCATTGACGACACCGACTTGCGTCCCATTGACGGTGACTTCAAGTTCATTACCGAACCCAAGTTGTGTGGATTGAATCGTCATATTCAATGTACCAGTGACCGGTGCAGTGACACTCACGTTCGATGAACTATAAGTGATCGTTTGTGTGGGTGTCTGTGATTCGTTGAAATGCCAACGACCGACGTGTGTACTTCCCGTGGTGTACGTGTTCCCATAAAATTTGGTTTTTAATGGGGAAGATGTGTTAAACGTAATATTCTGATCGATCGCATTACTTCCTGTGTAACCGAATGATAATTCATCGTTACTTTCTTTAAAAATAATACCCACGTTACTCCCAGCCACCGCCCGGGTCATCATCACACCGATGTCATTGATACCTGGGTTACCACGCGCGAGTTCTATGATTGGATCTTTAATCGTCAAGTTTTGAGTATTAATCGTCGATGTATTTCCCTCGACGAAAAGTTCACCACCGATCCACACATCACCACCTTCATTGATGTAAAAATTATTACCAACATCGAGTAAGTGGATGGGATTTGCGTTACCTATACCTACATTCGACAATGTCACGAGACCCGTAAAGGTATTATTAAACACAGCTGTATTAGTCGTCACGTTACCCGTGATGAGTACATCTTCTAAACTTACACGCGACCCTGGACCAATATCCACAATTTCCTTTGTCACAAAATTATATACAATCGTATTCGATGTCGCACGCTGATCGAAATCGAACCGTAGTGGTGCTACGTAGAACGAGTTCGCCGTGAGACTCGGGAAAACCTCCGGAGTTGCATTGAGTACGATCGTATTTTCAGGTTGATAATCAGACGTATTCTTACCGAGCCTGATCTTCTCTGAACGATCGATGGTACTCAAGTTCTTCACCATTTATATAATCTCGTATTTTAATTGGCGTAGATGAGACCAGCCATACCATTGTTTA